GCCGTTTGTGTGAATGTGTAAGCCACGCCCAATTCACCTTCAGATGTTCTATCCTGCCAACCAACACCAGCAAAATAAACCTTTGCGGCACTAGGTGTTGACCCTGTACCATACACTCGCTCAGATATAGTTGTGAATGTGCATTCAACTCCCATCCATATAGTTTGACCTGCCGCTACAGCTATGGAACAGGCAGCTGACATAACTTGTCCACCAGCTCCACCATAAGCGGGATAATAGCCACCATAAAATAATGGAGTTCCTGCGCTATTCCATATGGTCAATCTTGCCTGATAGTTGATGTTTCTTACGAGGGCGGAGACACCTGTTATAGTTCCGGCTCTCGCAAATGTCACAGGACGGCCAACTGCGTTGACCGTTGGTTCTGAATATTGCTTACCATAACCACTGCCGGTTCCAGCTGTTGATCCTCCACCTGTGTTATTTGCGGCAACTGGTAGCCCAAGCAGATTGGCTGAAGTATAAGCTTGTCCATATACGGTGCCATCAGCAAATGCCCAAGTCTTAGCTATCGGCATCTTGAGCGTATTACTTCCGTCATTGGTCGCTATGCTGGTAACTGAGCTTGCCGTTTCCCAATCAGCCTTATCATCAAACAATCGATAGGGTGTTGGTGTTACCACAGTGCCGCCAACAATACTAAGGCCAGAGCTCTTTGTTCCAGATTCAAAGTCCGATTGTGTTGTTTGTATATTCCTTCCCTCATTGTATTTAATCTGTTGGATATCAAGATTGACGATGGACTCAATGTCCTTTGATATATAGTCGATACTTGATCCGTTTGTGGAATAGAACCCCTTATCAGATGCCCATACCAATATAGGTATTCCTTTGACTATACGAACATTGATGTATCTATTGTCAACACAACCCACAGACTTAGATATTTCCTGATACTTGAATTGGGTTCCATTGATAACCTGAATATAACCTATGCTGTTCCTATTGAATACATAAAGTTTTTCATCATAGACAATATGGCCCATAATTCTATCCTGGGCGTTACAGGTGATGTAGTTCGTCGAAGGAAAGATGTCGGGGAACTCAGCATCTGAGTGGCTGAGAGTGAACCCTCCGTTACTACCCCATAACCTATCCAACCAGATGGTCATATGAGTGAACTTTCCTGGCACGTCATTGGTAGTCGGTGCTGGAACAGTGCCAGTAGCCGCCTCATCCACATAAGACGTAGCGGTATTATTCTCCACTGTATCTATATATGTATACTCGGCTTCAGCTGTTGCTTTCCTATAGATCTTCCTGGCCGTTACCCCATAGTCACCAATAGGTAGGTCCCAAAGAGTGACGGTATCATTTGGCGCCGTAAGGGTAACAGAGGTTGAAGCATCGGATGGATTTGATTCCTCGGAACCATAATATAGAAATGTAGTCTGATAGGTATATGTTCCTTCCGGTATAGCTCCATCACCATTCCATCCAGATGGTGTTACTTCCGTCGCTGGTGCCTGGCAACCCATGATCTTCGTCTGACCACCGCTAAATGTGTAGTCCACTCCTCCGTAGCTTGTCGTCCTATCATAGACTTGGTTATCATCAACCCCATTACCCATGTATATCCTATCATCAAATTGTGCGAACTCCCAGTTGGATAGGGCTGTATAACCGGAAGTGGCCAGATCTATAACTCCGTCACCGGTTGTATACCCAAGTATTCCGCTGCTCACTACCAATAGTTGGTTATCTCCATTGGAGAAGACGGCATTGAATGAATCGGTAATAGATTCAGGAAGAGGGTTAACGACATTATAGGTTAGGTCGCCATCTCTCTTTTCAATTGCTCCATTGATGGTTTTAATGTTTATGGTTCCATCAGTGAACTGGTAGGGAGATAACTCATTCGAGTCCGGATCATACTTAATATTCAATCCAGCGAATTTACCATCTTGCCCTGGTAGTAATACTGCCTGTTTTTCCATAGCTACCTCTTAGCCCAAACTTTTGTAGTGGAAGGAACCGCCTTGTTCCATTCCTTGGTTGCCACTGTTGGTTTTACCCACATACTCAATGGTCGGACGATATTCATAGCAACCCATTCTGATAACCATAGATCATCATTCGTATCAGAGGATAGAAACCTCATTATCCAATATAGGTATCCATACTGGGTCGCATTCTCACCATAACCATACTGAACATATCCATATTTAGGAGTATTCATTCTATCCACCCTAATTTATAACTGCCTGATAACTTGGGGCTTCCCATTCCACATACCCCAAACTTATAACCAATAGAAGATGCTGGTATTGAATATAGTGTTACTTTTCTTAGTGTATCTGGCGTATTGCCATTGGCCAACATTCTTATCTCGCTTCCGGTAAGCGGTCTATCGTGAATCATGAAATGATCAAAAGCGCCTAGTAAAACTGATGCGTATGATGTATCAAACAGAAAAAGATTTCTATTGATGGCGTCAAGAGCATAACCTGCTTCATCAACCAAACATACACCATCTTGCCAAATTGCCCATCTTACCGTCGTATTATTCGTTGTCCAATAACGAACGAACGATAAATGAACCCACTGGTCCAATGGCGTTGGAATACTTATTGTCTTTTCGCCACTTCCAGACCAACTATAAAAATGTATCCTGTCACCAGTTCCGCTCTTGTTGTATCTGAATGCTCCAAAATATGCACTTTCATCTGAGAATAGACACACCCCTGTGTATGCACTGGAACCAGCCGGACAAGCCTGTCCTGATGATATATAGACCCAAGTACTAATGGTTATGGGTAAGTATGCTGAATTGAAGTATGAACTTAAAGCCCTTCCAGTATTTACATAAGTGGCTGTTTGGCCATATATACTTCTCCCAAATGGTCCCAACATGGAATTTGCTCCACTTGGGAAATAGGCGACGGGCGATACCTTCTTAATCGATCTTGATCTATCAATTAAAGCTCGTGTAAGGAATCCAGAAGTATCATTCGGGTACTTATTACTGAAGTTCGCGTCATACCACAACTCAAGGCCAGTCCATAATGTCGGGCACTGGGCCTGTGTTTGGTTGTCGGCCCGCCTTCCTATGTAAGGGGTGAGCAGAGTTGCCATTTATTGAACCTCTGGATTAAGTCCTACATATCTTACCCAATGGTTGCTTTCTGTTGAGTTAAGATTCACCGCTGTATCATGAACGATAGCGATACCCCACATTGGTCCGGGCCTATTAATGAGGAACTCACCATAAAGCACATCATTGCTGGATGGTGCTGCATTATTTGGTAGGATACCCAACAACATGCTATTCCGAATGGTTATGCCTGCATCACTTGCGCCGGCCCCATCTGATCTATGATTAGTTGCATTTCCATCATCACGGATAAGATAGACATACGCCCGTCTACTTCCTGTTGGGCTTGTTCCTTGAGTTATCTTCACATAAACTAGAACGTCCTGATATTTGGTTGTTGAGTTATCAACGATAGTTGATTGACGGCCAACACCAGCTGTTGATGTAGCAAGGCTCGCCAAGGTAATTGTGAGGGCCGTTGAACTCCCATATTTATCTTTAATTTCATTTGCCATTTTTAATTTCCTCCATAGCTGATACCGCTGTTAAGCAATCGGGATTACCGTTGTTAAGAGCTTTTGCCACATCCCAATAATAAACATCGTGGCCGAAAAGAACTACTGATCTACTTGCTGGTAGATTGGCTAGAGAATGAATATTTGATCGAGTGGTAGTTCCAGCTCCAAAGATTGAGTCAAAAAATCCCAGTATGTTAGACTTTGATAAATCAAGTTTCTCAGCCATCAGCAGATGAGATAACTTCTCCCTATCATTAGGTTGCATTCCATCCCATTCTGTTGGTACTATACATGCTAGTATCTCATCGATCCTTGTATTAGTATTTGCAACTTGTCTACCATCGGAAGGAAGACTAGGAACGGTATTCATAATGAAAGAAATATCTTTATTATTCTTATACTTTGCACCATCTTTATATCCGAGCCCAATAGGGTCGTTATCTATTTCATTCTTAAGAACTATTAGGTCCATAATTCTATCTCCTATAGCTGCATTCCGATAAGATCCATGCTTAGCCGAGTTACACCAGAAACTGATATAACATTCAAATCAAGTATGGAATTTTCCTCGATAATTTCATCCCAACCAGTAAGGTCCGAAGAGTAGTACTTATTATCATTAGTCATAGTTGGATAGTTACCATTGGTCAATGTTGTGTTTGGAGGAAGAGTATCATAATTACCACTTATGATATCAACTTCAATACTTCCTGATGGTGTTGTAAGCATGGACCATCCAGTTAGTCGTACACCATAAGGAACCAAGACATCTAATCCTTGTCTTCCTGTCTCTATCTCGGTTTCATTATTATCAATTACAAACCTGATACTGCGAGAAGTACCATGAATCTCACCGTCAACATAAAGATTATTACTAAAGTAACCACTACCTTGAATAACTATGTCATTCTTTTGAATGGAGACAGTCTTATTATCACCAACATACATCATTATTGGTTGTCCACCGTAATCATCCCAGTCGGCGCCAATAATGATACTACCCGGTCCACCATGTGTATCATTATTTATAGCAATGGCAGAAGCATGTCCAACACCTAGT